CTCCGTCTCCGCCTCTGGTTGCGTATGCATATATAGCCCCCGGGCCTACCTCTAGATACCCTTGCCCATCACCACGCTGCACTTCCATTATCGCCATTTCGATATTTTCCAAGTCCGGCTGTGCGGAGTTGACGCTTATATTTGCGTAGTGTCTGCTGTCAGTCTGGGACGTCATCTGTACAAATCCCTTGGGAGACTGCAAAGACAGCGTAGGTAGGTCAAAGCTTGCATCGTAGGTAGCCGTTATCGTACCACCTAGCTCATTTCTGGGGGTATAAAAATCCATGCTGTCAAAGTCAAGTTCCGCTCTGCGCACCCCGGCACTGTAAGCCTTAAGAGATCCGCTGGACATCTCTATACGATCGTTGCCTGCCGCTGTACGGACGGTTATACCAGTTATCGTACCGCCAGTTATCTTGTCTGCCGTCAGGCTCGCAATCATGGCATTTGTGATAGCTGCATTTGCAATTATCCCGCTGTTGGCTGTAATCGCATTAGCTTTAATATTATCGGCCGTGATAGTCTTACTTGCTATTTCGTTTGCAGTCACTTGGTTGGCGCCTATTTTGGCTGTTGTGACTGCCCCCGCAGCTATCTTATCCGCTGTGATGGACAGTGCACCTAGCCTATCTGCCAAGAGGGTGCCTGTGGTTATCTTGCCAGCGTCCAAGTTGGCTATCTTGGCGTTAGTTATCGCTGCGTCTGCTATAAGCGCATTGGTGACGGAGAGATTAGCTATCGCATCTGTGCCAAACTGGGAACCCACCCATGCCGAGCCGTCCCATCTATACATCTTATGGCCATCATCGGTGTCGAACCATACGTCATCTTTTTTATTAGCTACTGGAGTTCCTATAGAGTAAAAGACAGTATTTTTACCATCCGCTGTGGCCTGTGCTGTGACTGCCTGCCCCTGCGCCTTTGATACGTCCTCGCCTGTGCTGATTATAGTCTCGTTTAACTCTTCGACATCCTCTTTAGCTTGTTTTAAATCCACATTATTAAGGTCTACCTGCTCCCTCGCATAGGTCAATCTCTCCTGCAGGTCAGCTAATTCAGCGTTTGCATCATCCATTACGCTTTCCATCTCTATTAGCTGGTCATAGGCAGGTTGCGTCTGCTGCTTTACTACGCTTACTATCTTTTTATCTTCCGGGGAGGTATACCCTTTGGCTTGTTGGGAGGTACCACTTGCAGACAGATCAGAGGCCCCTCTGTATTTATAGACAGATGTCACAACTAAAGTCTTGTAGGCTTTGCCGTCTACATCTAACTGCGTTACCATGTCGCCAGCTTCCAAAGCCGGATTGCCCTGCCAGGATGATTCAAAGGGGTAAAAATCCGTCTCTCCTACTGCATTAAGGATGTTAGGCAACACTGTATCGTAACCGCCTTGCAATAAGGGATTGTCGCCCAAGTCAACTTCGTATTCATCTGTGCCGGTAAGATATTTGGTATCCTTTTTGTCCCCCTGCGCCCGTACAGTAAAACTTACACCAGTGATCCGGATCGGATCTTCCGCAGGTTTAAAATCAAACCTATTTTCCGGGCCTATGGTCAAATCCGTATCCTTGTACCACCTAATCTCCAGCTCACCCAGCCGGTTAAACTTGGCGAAACTCCCGGCCAGTGCGGTCACGTGCCCTAAGATGTCACGACAGGTATAATCTCCGTCCGGGCGCTCCTTTACCACGTAAGACATGTTGGTAAAGTATTTTGTACCAGCAGGTACCCCGCATACGTTGCAGATATCAAGATAGATATCTTGGAGTGTAGCCGGGTAATCTATTGTAGACTTGCTGTAAGGCACATCTAGCAACATCATGCTATCCATGGCCTTAATGGTTAAGGTGTTTCTTTGCTTCTCATATTCGTCCACATAAAAAATTCCGAGCGGCACATATTCATACCTTTCGGATAAATCTCGATATTTAAATCCTTGTAGTTCTTTATACGTGTATTTCTGCAGATCGTTGTACGTAGTCCCGGAGGATTCTTCCATTTCTAACCCCACCATAGGGGTTATTCTGGCCCCGCCCCACTGTACATTGGGATATCTGGGTATCATATGATCATCGGATATCAACGTTTCGTTTTTTCGACTGTATGGGGTTAAGATCCTATCTGGGGAGGGCATCATTTCATTAAAGATCGTAAAGGAGATTGTGCTTGCTACCGTGCCGCCTACAGTAAAATCTTCACCACTCTGTGTGGATTCGGTGCAGGTTAAAGCGCCATCCGTCAGGTCTTTGTCAGTTAATTCGATTACTCCGTCGCTGTGGTTTACTGCTATGGATATTTTCCAGTACCTTACGTTTTCTTTTACCTTTTTTTGATAGCTTTTACTTACATTATAAATTTTATCACCTCCTACAGCTCAATTAAATCCATGCTCAAGTTCCACACCGGAACACCGTTTTTTATGATTGGTATCTCTATGTTCCTGTCTCCTCTGTACATGCTTTTTGTAACATTCCCCGCAGAGGACAAAAAAGTTACTGAAAAAGGGGGCCTGCGTGTAGCAGACTTTATTTTATTTAATTCTGCACTTGACAGACCTTTCCACTCGATATTTAATTTTCCGATATCCATCCGTACCGGATCTAAGCACATTTTTCCAAGCTGATTTCTTCCGGTATCCCCCGAATACAAGTCGTATTCTGGGGCCTTGAGAGAAGAGGAGGAAGGCATAGCCACTCCTCCTATAGATATAATCGCCATGTCATTCCTCCTATACGTTAATTACGTTTGTTCCGCTGATTCGATTTTGCCGATTGATTCCTTCAATCACTTTCTTTAACAATGTTTCTCCTCCGACATTTACGGTCAAGTCTATATTCCCTCCGACAGAGGAGACGGCTTCATAAACACCTTGGGAGATCGCTTCGACAATTTGATCGTTGTTGGCTACTGCCGTTTTCCCGCCGATGTTCCCTATCATTTCCGGATTGCCGGGCTCATTAGCGATAAATAATTGTCCCGGAGTCGGGTAACCGCCGTTTGCGTATGCCCCTGCGGGCACAAAGTTATAAGCTGCTTGCGCTGCTTTTGCTATAAAAGGTACTGCTGCCGGTGCAAAGTGTACCGCCGCCGCTATGCCAACACCAGCTCCGACGACTATACCGACTTTTCTAACCGTTCCTTTATTTTCGCTGTACCATCCGCTCAGTTTCTCTCCTGCAGCGCTCGCAAAGTTTTTGATATTTGCCCACGCTATGGACAGTGCGCTCCCGATTGACCTGGCAAGGTTTGTACCCCACTGTGCAAACGTATTTAGGGAGCTTGTTGCAAAGGATCCAAGGCCCCTTAAAGCTTTGCCTCCCCAGTCTCTTATATCAGCCAAACTGGATTTTAAGCCACTAAACAAATTTCCAGCCCAACCTTTTGCGGCCTGGAATGCAATGGATGATACTGCCAGCCCCATAGTTACCAGATTGCCTGTATACCCCGGGATAAAGTTTCTCACGTCTTTGTTCGCTGATACTAAACCTTGCGCAAATCCCAGCGCTAATACTTTTCCGGTCGCACTTGCCAGTCTCCCCACTGCGTCTTTATTGGTGGCAAGGTTTTTTTCTGTTACTCCGAGCCCATCTTTTACATCTGCCCCTACTGTATCCATCGTTTTTGACGTCTGCGCTTGCATATCCAGCAAGGATGCTATATACAGCCCTAAATTAACCGCCGGGACAGGAGGTGGAAACAAATTCCACTTTGGTTGATACACCGGAGCGGGAAGCCCTGGAAATACCGGTAAAGGAACGAGCGGAGGTGTTAAGTTCCACGTCGGATTAAATACTGGAAACGGTAAAGGAGGTATATAAGGCAGCGGGATGGGAGGTACATCTAATCCCCAATTCGGAACCCATATTGGACTCGGTAGACTCTCAAATACAGGTGCTTTTACAAATACCGGTTCTGTAACTAATTCCTTAAATCCGTTCCATTTCGCTGCAAACCATGGGAAAAAGTCTTTTGATTTCTTCTTCGCGTCGTCTAATCCATCGGAGATACTAGGTCCTACGTCCATGGTTCCTAAACCGCCGATTCCTCCACCGCCGCCACCAGTGTTAATGCCAGGAGTAAGCCCACCGCCGCCAGTGTTGTCGCCCATTTCTTTTTGTAATCTGTTGATTTCGTCAAATGGCGCCAGGGCTTTTTGCGCTGCTGCTCTTGCTTTGTCGATACCTTTTCCAAGTTTGCTTTGGCCCTTACCGGCTTTATCTGCCGACTTTCCAATTCCTGTGTTTATTTTAGATAGGTCTATACCTGTATCTACTGCTGACTGCTGCGTCTTTACATCGGACTTATCAACAATTTGTTTGCCAGTGATCATGGAAAAAACTTTGCCGACTGCTTGCGCTATCTTTATCAGGCCATCTAGGATCTTGTTTAAAAACTTAACCAATGGCAAAAGGACTTTTACCAATCCCTGCCCAATAATCCCCATTAGCTCTGTCCATCGTTCTTTTAGGATTCTCGTCTGATTAGCCCACGTACCAGTGTTCCTGGCAAAGTCTCCCTGAGCATCTCCTGTTACCGCCATGATATAGTTATATCTAGCCATGGTCTGCTCGGCTAAGGACATTTCCTGCCAGGATTTATTGATACCTTGTGATAAATTCCAGGCTTCCAGATTAGCAATGTTCATATTAATTCCTAATTGCTTCAGGGGTTCGGTCTCGCCTGTAATCCCGGACCTTAGCTTGCTAAACGCCACTTCTGGGTCTAGATTGTAAAAGGACGCCATATCAGCCGCTAAACCCGTAAGGCTTTTAGACATCTCTTTCATCGAGTTCCCGGTGATTCCAGACGCTTTTAAGGTTGCACCCATGGTCGATGAAAACTCTTTTGCAGATAATTGAGATAGTCCAAACTTATCCAATGCGTTAGCCGCAAAGTCGTCGATATCCTTAGACATATTTCCAAATGTAACATCTACTACGTTTTGTACCTCTGTCAAGTCGGACGCTACTTCTACAGCTTTTTTGCCAAAATTAACTATGCCTGCAGTAACTGCCGCTGTCGCCGCTACTTTGCCGAGCTTGATAAAACTAAGCCCTAGCCCATCTATTACGCCACTTAAGCTCCCGCTTATGCCACGGGAGGTCTTTTCCGTTTCGTTTTTAAAATTCTTTAATTGGCTTTGGGTATTTTTCAGTCCTTGACTAAGCTCTGAAAAATCCCCGCCACCACGTACGATAAAGTTGGATCCTGCCATTTTTTCGCCTGCCGTTACCGACGTACTCATAATCATTTAGTGCCATGTTATCACTCCTTTTGGCATGAAAAAAGCACCGGTTAAAAACCAGTGCTTAAATAAAAAAGCGCCATTTAAGGCGCTCCATGAATGCTATTTTGTTAAGTCAAACCACACGCTCTGTGCAAAAACTACTTTCGGCGCTGTATCGGACTTTTCCAAGCTGTAACATACCCAGCCTTGATGATCGGCTCCTGCATACAGCTGGCCGGTCATTGCCGGGTCCATGCCAGGCACATCCCACGTTAGGTTAGATACGTTATAATTTTCGGTGGAATACAAAAAGCTTGATCCAGAGAGAGTTAAAGGAGTATCTTTATTGTTTTTATCTTCCAAGTACTTAACCTTAAATTTCGCCAATCCGTGTTCCTTACCCTCTCCCGGATCTCCTGCGCTGTGCCAGGCGGTTAAAATCTTCTCAGCTTCTTCGCCCCGCCGAAAGTCTATCAGCGTAACTTCCATCCGGTAAGCATTACCAGATTGATCTTGTATATCTGCCTGTACCGATTGATTTACTGTAGCCGGGTTTTTCCTGGTGCCTACAGATATCACGTTCTGTGCGTTTCCAACATTTGGCACATTTGCTTTGCTAAAATCCATCTTGTTTAATGCAAAGCCCGCTATAAAGATCGCTGCTATTATCCAAGGCCACTTTGGCACATGCTTTTGTTTATGCTCACGTCTATACTCGTTTTCGTCAGGTAATAACTCCGGAGATCCGTATAATCCCATGCCTACGCCCCCTAGCTATATTTATCTTTACATTACCATATGTTGCTAGGATTTGCAAGCCTTTTCTCCACCTAACATGGTGTTTAACGTTTTAACTTTCGCCAGCATTTGCTCGTCCGTCATAGGCTCGTTGCCCGGCTCTTCCATGTCTCTTAGGATTTTTTTAATATTAATCTCTTTTTGCCATACCCATCTAGATATCAAATAAGCCTGGTATATCTGTTCTTGCTGCTCTTTTGTTTCCCTGTCCTTATACGCCTTTACAGCGATATTAAGATCCTCCATCGTCATTTCCCAAAAATCACTAATTGGGATGCCTATATACGCTGCTTGCTCCCATGCACCACGGAGAGTAAACGTTGCTGCTTTTACTTCTTTTCCGGCTTTCCCGCGTTTTTTGGGCTCTTATTTCCCACCAGTACTCCATTTAAGGCTTGCCACATGGCCTCTGATACGGTCATGATATCAGAGTATTCGTCTACCAGATCCATAACCTTTTCGGGGGTAAGCTCTGGGTCTTCGTGCTTCAAGCCTTCACACATTACAATTGCATAATCCTTCATTGTCAGTTGCCCATTATTCATTCCCGGTATTTCCATCAGGGACTTTCCAAACTTTTCTTCAATGTTGCTGATAACCCTCATACTAAATTTAAAGCTTCGTGGTTTGTCAAGCTGAATAGGTACTTTCATATTTGCCCTCCTTAAAGCGTTTGATATTCGTCTTCCGGTTCTTCTTTATCGAGTGGTTTCAAAATAATCTCAAGGTGGATTAAACTTACCGCATCTTTTTTTTCGGCTTTTATATTCGCAGAGACAAATTCGTTTTCTTCTATTAACCCATGTAACAACATTTTTGTTTGACTCATGCTTACCTCCTAGGGGGAGGGTTATGCCACTCCTCCGGTCCCTGCTGTCAGCACTGGCTTACCAGATACCTTAATGGTTGCTCCAAAATTAATTGCCCCATCGAGCTCTACATCTCCAACTTTAAAGCTGGTTACGACTCCCTTAAAAGTCCAGGTAGCAGCCGGTATTGTTGGAAACTCAATCGTGTATGCCTCCGCCAACCCGCTATCAAGGGAGGACTGTAATGCCATCTGCCCCCCATCGTTGGCAACAAAAAAGCCTTCCAGTGGTACTTCGCCGCCATCCTTAAAAGTGCCCAAAGACTCTTTATATCCGCCATCGCTGTCGAGAGTGGTAACATCCATGCTATCAACAGTTATTTCGATTCCACCAATGGATGTAAGACTGCCGATTGTGTCTTCACCTTTTTTTATAACCGTCCCCACGGCTCTTGTTGCTTTATTTGCCATTCCCCTCATCCTTTCATACATATATTGTAAAGTCTATTATCCCTCTGTTAACTTTTAGCTCTGGTTCCCACGTAAAAGATATATTGTTAATTACAATGTCTTCCACAAATGCGGTTTCTTCCTCTTCTGCTATATAATGTTTTGGCAAGGATTTTAAAAAATCCGTTACTTTATCAGTAAGGCTTTTCATATCCCTATATCGTTTTGCAATGCAGCTAAACATATAATCGTAGCTTCCACCCTCGTTATACCCTTCCATCGTTTTTCCAAGATCTGTGCTGATGCGTGCATATACAAGATAGGGCTTCGTAGATTCTTCTGGCGCATTCGTAGGATACACGCTATTTTCAAGCTCCGGGACGCTCCGTATTAGTTCGGCCCTTAATGCCGTTTCCATTACTTCAGCCCTGCCTTTCTTAATTCTGCATCTATTTTCGTCTGCATAGTGCCAATAATGGTGCTTTCAATGTTCCGGGTATTCTGTTTAAAACTTTTATGAACAAACCTAAACCCCGGAATGTAATTACCACTCCGCGAAAAATAACCATACTCTTGAGATACCGGGTAGTAGCCCTTAACTTCACCATATTTACCACTTTTTTTCTGAAAAATATCATTCATCCTCGGGTCGAAAATAATTCTATATACTTTCTTCCCTTTGCTATGCGATTTCTCTCCCCTGAGGATGATTCCTTTTCTCAAATTTCCGGTTTCATATGGTGCCTTTTCTTTGGATACCTTCTGCACGGCAGTCATTGCCTTTCGTGATGCCGATGTCACATATTTTTGTGGGACTTTCCCGAGTTCTTCAATGCTTTTTATAAGCTTCTCCATGCCATCTACCCTAAAATATATACTCATTCGTCCACCAGCTTACAGTAGCAGAGCAGATCGCGGTTTAGAGACTTTACATTTATAGCAGATAGGATCTCGTACATCTCATTGCCATGTTTTATCCGCATAGCGTTTGTAATTCCGGGAGTATATCGGCAATTAAATTTTACTTCGACTTTCGTATTAGTAGTAAGTGATGCAAAGTATTCATTGCCTAAAATAGGTTCTTTGCTCGCCCACACCGTCTTTACAATCTCCCATGTGTCGTATGGCTCACCGTATTTATCGTGACCGGTCACACGTTTTAAAAACTGTATCTTCTGTCGCTTATCAGTCATAGGCATAGCCATACTCAGACGATAGCGTTAAATGATGCTTCAGGCTATCGTAGCTCTCGGCAAATCGGCTGGACAAATTAGGATCCTCATACCCAAAATGGGCCTTACAGTACACCGTAATAGCCCTTTTGATCAGAGGATCCTCATCAATAATCTTAGATTTTTGCACTCCACTTAATGCGAGGTCAGCTTTGGCAGCATCTATCAGGTCTGATATCTCGGTATCTAAATCAGTTCCGGATACTCTTAATGCGTCCCTGACATCATCAATCATTCAACCACCTCCAAAAAAGGGGATTGCTCCCCTCCTTAAGCCGACGTCTTTTTGGTAACAGTGACAAGACTGTTTTTGTCAATAACCTTACCATCGGCCAGCAAAATAGCCTTGGTGACCTGATCGTCGGTATCGTTATCTTCATATCTCTTTACGGTCATATTATAATTAAGATTCAGCAGGTAATCACTGAAATTAAACAGGAAAGCTACAACAGTATCCGCCGTCGGCACGGCATTAGACATATAGTCGTTTAAGACAACAGTTCTGCCAAGCAGGGATCTTTCCGGACGCCCTGAAATACCATAACTGACTCTGGCAATCGGCTGCCCATTACCATCAACCATACCAACAAAACTCATAAATGTTTTCTTAGTCATGCACCACACCGCACCGTTTTCATAAGCCAATGGCAAAGCAGCTTCTGCATCTACCAATGTTTTATAGTCAGGCTCCTTGCTTGCAGCGATATCAATGTTCTGCCCTTCCGCAACGGTTTCTGCCAGTACGCCCTTGGGCTGGCCAACGCCGGTTCCAGAGATAATTGCCTGCTCAAGTGCCTTGGTCATCGCTTCTGCAATGTTGTTAATAATCGTAGTTTCAAAAATCCCAAGGGTTACGACACTAACCTCAAACGACACAGAGACTGCGCAGCGTAGCTTATAGTAAGCAAACACAACGCTTCCAGTTGCCTTCTTCTGCTTGTCGCTTCCAGTGCCTTCTGCTGTCCATGTTGCGACGGGCTTTGCACTGGAAGTAGGTACGGATACGCCACCCTGATACCCGGTCTTGGTTACCAAAGGCAGGATCATTCCGGTAGATTCTAATTTTTCAACAATTCTTTGCAAAATTGTAGTCGGGATAACAGATCCTACGTCAGACGTTTTGGTGCTGGCATCAGCGTTGACAAACTTTCCCGGCATGCGAGCTCCGGTCAGGACGTAGTTCATAAAAGACTTTCTGTACTCTACAGAGTCATACATATCAGGCTTTTCAACGTTGTCCTTTGCGATAGAGTCAATGGTTCTGCCTTCCACATTCACGCCGTAATTCTGGATATCAGTTATTGAGTGATTATCCTTCAGCGCGTTCAGGTTTGCCTGTACCTTTGCTGACAGTTCAAACTTGTTGTCAAGGTTCTTGATTTCTTCATTTACCTCCTTGGATTCTTTAGCCTTCCCTTCGTCAATGAGTTTCTGCGATTTGTTTACAAGTTCTTCCCTCTTTGCCAGGTACTGTTCCTTATTCATTAAATTTTTTCCCCCTCAATTTTAGTAAGTCTAGTTCTGCTTGCATTAAAAAAGCCGGATCTTTGCCCGGTTTTCTCACACTGTTTCTTATCTTTTCAATTGTCTCATATGGCACGCCGCCGATGGAGTTCAGTAACTTAGGAGCTTCTTCGTCAAACATCACTTTGTCAATAAATTTGTTTTTGACTGCTTCTTCCGCATTCCACCATGTTTCGTTGTCCATCAGCTTCAAAAGTTCTTTATCCGATAACCCGGTTTTTTGCTTATAGGCGTTAGCTATCGCTTGGTTCGCCGTTTTTAAAACTCCCGTTTTGTGTTCCATGTCCCTATAATCTCCGGATGAGCTACTACGTACATTGTGGATCATGTACAATCCTGTAGGAGCTATCTCACTGTAGCCTGCCGCTGCGATTACGCTGGCAGCACTGGCAGCTACGCCAACGATCTTGATCTTTACATTTCCCTTGTAGCTTCGCAAAGCTGTATAAATTTCGCTTGCGGAAAAAATATCTCCACCGCCGCTGTTAATCTCGACTTCAACATCATCGCCATTGGCTTCGAGTAAGGCTTTATTTACATCTTCTGGACTTACGGACTCCATGTCTAGCCACTCATAGATCCATTTATCATCGTTCGGGATTATATCCCCTTTCACGCTGATCTTCTTCGTCGTCTTCACCTCCTTCGACTAATGCCGTATCCAATCTTCTGATCGGTTTGTCCCCTCCCTCAATTGGGCCTAAGTTTAAGACTTCCCGCCACTCATTCGGGGTCATAGATCCTCGGTCAACCATCTGCAATAAATTGAGTTTTGTCTTCATACTCGCATATTGCAAACTCATTGACTCAAAGATTATCTTATTGCCAAACCCTCTTTGCTTCCGTGTAAACAATTTCCTTGTATACTCGTGGGACATTTGCATCGCTAAGGGCTCTATCTTGCTTTCATAGTAAGCATTCCACTCGTCTTCGTTATAGCTGCTCTGGATGATTTTAGAGTTTGTGCCAAAAAAGGAGTATATCCTTTGAGTAGTCTTATCCATCTGCAAGGCATTAGGTACATAGTCATGCGGAGTCACCTGCTGTACGTCAGCTTTTGCGTCTGTAGCGGCCACGCCTACGTATTTATTCTGGGTAGACAAGTAATCTTCAACAAATTTATCAGCATTTTTCTTGATGTCTTCCGGCCTCAAAGAGGACGTATATTTTAGCAGCCACCTGATTACATTGGAGTTTTTGACCGCTTTAACAATACCCTGGTCGGTGGTATTGACTATCTCCATTAATGGGATCAACGTCTTCGCCGGGCTCTCACCAAATATATCATTGTCGTTATAATCTTGTCTCAAATGGATAACATCCGAGTAAGGAAACGTTACCATCTTCCCGTTCTGCATCACAAATTTTAGATATAAAAACCCGGATCTATCATACTTTGCTTCTGCCGATTGAGCCTGTATCGGATAGAGTTCGGCCGGCATCCCATTGTCGTCCCTGTGAATATAGGCAAAGGCATTATTGTTTAATTCCAGTTGCGTAGCCATTTTTTCCTGCAACATTTGACCCGACATATATGGGTTAGGATCCTCCAGCAAAAATCTCATATATGCTTCTGGGTTGACCGCAAATCCCTCTTTTTTATTGTCTCGTATATGTTTGGCAGTTAATTTTCCAATCGCTTGAGCTTTGGGCCTTATGCAGGACCTCACAATGTCAGATTGATACAGTTTACCATCCCACGCGTAATATCCATTACCCTTTTCTGTCACCATCTCAAATCTGGTTGCGGAGGGATTCTTGTTAAAAAACCTTCCAAATAGATTCAATGGATCACCTCCTTTCCGATACTATTACCGAGGCTACCCATTCGTCATTAACAACTATTGTGCCCTGGTTAGTTTTAACTCTCACGATTATCCCTCCGTTACTGCGATCGCTGCCGTGGTGTTGTCTGTATAAGTTACCGTACCGCCCGTCACTGCTCCATCCGTTGTAGTTAGGGCAATGGGCTTTACCCCTTTACCAGCGGGCCCCGGATCTCCTTTGGGGCCGGGCTCACCTGTTCCGCCGACGTTTTGCAGCAAGTCTACGATGTTATATTCCTTGTCATCTTCTCCCAGCACTCTCCCGCTACGTACAGCATAGTTATCTATTCTCGACATATTAACCTCCTCAAATCATGCTTGTGTAATCTTCGTAATGGTTTTCCATCACAATATCGGCGTCCATAAATGACGCTACCCCGTCTATCCTGCGCTTGCGGTTGCTTGTCTTTATCAATGCGATATTGTCATTAGTGTCTGTTTTAATCGCTGCATTTGCTAGATTCCACTTAAAAATAGGCGAATTATTATAGTTGATCTTCTTTGCTTCCAGGTCAACATAAACTCTTTTCATGGGATCCGAAAACGTCTTCGCTCCCTGGGCGACTTCCTCAATTACTCCCGTGCCAAACGTCTGATTCAGATCGTCTCTAAAGTAAGTGGATCCCCACCTGTCAAACCCTATTTTGTAGATATAGATATCAAATTCATTTTGGATCTCGGTAAACCACTTTGTCACGTCTTTATAGTTTACCTTATTGCCCTCACTGACTCTCAATAGTCCTTGCTCCAGCCAATGATCATATGGTATCTGATCTTCCTGGACTCGCTTGTCAAATATGGCACTTGGCAACCAATACATCTGTTTTGTGTACAGCATATCGTCATTCGGGACTCGGAAAATTACCGTAGCGCACGTCAAGTCTGTAGTAGCTCCTAGGTCAACTCCTCCCACACCGTACCTTGGATAGGCTTTCTCAATCCGGACTTCCTCTTCATCTTTTTCTGTAATGCAGATCAATTTTCTCCCGTTTTTATCAAGCACAAATCTGTCTGTGTTATTCAGGACTTCAAACGGCAGCCATGATTCCGATGATGTTTCACGGATGTTAAATTCCTTGCATACAAAGTTCTTTTCCAGCTGGGGGTTCGTATCAACTCTTCTGGCCTTGTCTTGCAAGGCTCTTAATATTTTAATTGTCCCTATACCGGGATTAGCTTTAACCCAATTGTTGGCATCTCTCCACTCTGATTTTTTGTCTAGTTCATAAATAAAAAACAAGGTTCTATCGTCAACCTTATTTCCTAATTTCATATTGTCAAATTGGATTTCAGCTTCTTCGTAGATTTCATCAAAGATGTCTTCCCGGATCGTCCCCGCTGTGGAAGTCATTATGATTAGCGGCTGCTCTCTCGCAGTAGTCCCATCAGCCATGATGTCATACAAAGCTCTCCCGTTTTTCCATTGGTGCCACTCATCCATCACCACCACATGGACATTTAGTCCGTCAAGACTATCCGCATCCGACGCAAGTGCTTTCAAAACCCCGTCGTTAAAGTCAGATAAGATTTCGTACGACAGCGTTCTGACTCTTTTCCGCAAAGCAGGAGACTTTTTAATCATCCGTTTGGCTTCTAACCAGACTATCCGGCTCTGGTCCTTTTTTGTTGCCACTGCGTAACATTCGGGCCCGCCTTCTCCATCTGCTACCAAACCGTACAATTCCATGACGGAGTCAAGTAAGGACTTACCATTTTTCTTCCCGACTATTAAGACAACTCTTTGATGTTTTCTGTTACCTTCAATATCAATAAACCCATATACACTCGCCAGATAGGCTTTCTCCCACAGCTCAAGGACTATTTTCTTCCCTGCCATTTTACCCTTAGAGTGGCAGCAATAGTTTTCGGCAAATTCTATAACATGATTAGCCCGCTTGGGGGAGTAAAACCATTCCTTATATCCGTCAATCCACCGAACTATTTCTTCGTACTGTTGATAAACCTTTTTTGATACCTGGGTTACGCCAGACTCTATCTGCTCCCAATACTCCAGGATAGGGTTATAATCATCAGGATATTTTCTAAATCCGTTTTTTACTTCGGGCTTGGTCTTTCCAAATACGATATCGGGATCGGACCTAGGGTATTTAGTAGGATTAAGATTCAGTTTCCCCATTAATCCTGCCTGCTCGTTATAAAGTCGCCGAACCCGTCGTCTTCCTGTTTGGCTTCCTGCTTGGGAGCAAGATCATCTATCTGTTTCATGATTGACTGATAGTTCTTGTTCATGGTATTATAAAGTCTGGCGACGGGCCGATCTCTTTCGTACGGGGGAGTGTCTTTGGACTGGGTAAACATTTCATAGGACCCGTTTTCCTTCATGTCCTTCTCGTAATTTTCCAGCGTTACCCGCATATATGCGGCCCTTGGGATAAGCCTGTCAGCGGATGCCTTTTTATTTCCGGGTAGATCTTTGTAGGACCGCTTAAGACTTTTTATTTCCTTGTCGATCCGTTCATCTACCGTTAACTCTTTCTTCCTAGCCACATATATCACCTCAATTCACGTCTCAATTCCCCACCCAGTTTTTACCATTTAAAGGTAGGGGGTCATGGAAACCCCGTGCGTGTTCACCAGACC